TGTTCTTGCATGCCTCGTTGACGACATCTTCGGCGCTCGTCAGGAACGACGGCCCGGTCGTGTCAATGAAGTCAGTAAAGGTGCTGAGTGCAGAAGCCATCTCTTTCTCCTAGTGAGATGCCCTAGCGACCGCTAAGCATCCGGGCCCGTTGCACGCGATCCGGGGCGTCGCTTTCGAGGAGTTCGAGGATTTTGTCCTCCATCTCATCTTGGCTGACCTCGGAGACGGGTGCCTGGGCTCCGGTGGGCCTAGACGGTGCGCCATTCTTACGAAGGTTACGAAGGTTAGATTTTGCAGACTCGGCCTCGGAGCGAATCTGGTCCCGGAACTCGAACGCAATCGCATCCTCCATGAGAGCCTCTACCGTGTCGTAGGCCTCCCCGCTGGAGAACATGCGATTCATGCGCGCGACCACGCGGTTCCAGTCTTCGCCTTTGGCGTCTGCGACTTGCGGAAACCGATCCGCAAGCCGAGCCCTGGCCGTCTCCAACTGAGCCGCCGCCATCTGCTGCTGCATCGCAGCGATCTGCTGCTGAAACGGCTGGATGAGCGCCTCGTAGGACTTGGCCAGGATTTGGGCGCCCTCTTCGTCCAGACCGACATAGTCGGCAAACGACTTGGCTGCTTGAAGCAGGTTGTCCCCCACGGGTTGTCCCTGCGCGGCCTCTGCTTGTTGCGGCTCGCTGGGCTCCTGGGGGCTCTGCTCGTCTGCCTCGCCGTCTTTGGCTTTGGACTCCGAGAACTTCCGGTCGATGTCGGACTGCACCTTCTTGCGATGGGCAGCCAAACGCAGGACAGCATCGTCGCTTAGGGCGGCGAGGTCGTCCTTGCTAAACCCGTCGCGCCGCAAGACGCTCCAGGCATCGGCCAAGCCATCCGTGTCGATGTCTTGGGCCTGTTCAGGTGCGGTGGACTCTTCTGCCGGAGAGGCGGCAGTCGGCTCGTCGCCGTCAGAGTCATCGTCGTCGCCGTCGATTTGCATGAGGTACGCATCCTCACGCTCTTCGACGGTTTGCGGTTGAGCTTCCGGGGCCTGCTGGGGCTCCGGGGCGGCAGCCGCTTCTACGGCTTCCGGTTCTTGGGGGGTGATGTCGGTCATCAGAGTTGGTCGTATTCGATGGTGATGCCCTCTTTGTCACGAGCGCGGGCCATGCTGTTTTCGATCTCCCGGCGGCTCGTGAACACCGGGCGACCCTTGCTGTCGAACTCGCCTTTGTGGTGCTTCCAGTTGCGGGGCAGTTGGTTGCTGGCGAAGTTGGGCGTCTTCTTGACGATGATTCCGAAGCGTTTGCTCATCTTTCGAGTTGCCCGTGAAGGGCGTGGTTGCAGTAGGGGCAGTCGGGGTCGAGGGTTTGCGCGGCAAGCGCGTCAACTCGGTAGCCCGCGAGGGCGATCTGTTTGTCCACGCGCTGGACTGTGGTAAAGATCCACAGGACCATACCGAGGACGCAGCTCGTCATGATGGTGTTGATGTCCACTTTTACTTGCATCCTGCTTCCCCAGGCTTGCTCATTTCTTCTTCGGCCACTTGACCTTGGCGGCCCAGTAAGCCGCCGACATCGGGCCGATCGCAATGTTCTTGCCATGCCGGCTCATAAATTTTTTGCGCTGCGCAGGCGTCTGGTTTGTCTTAGCCCCTTGCTCGCCAAAGCGGATTGTCTTGGTCTTGCCCCCAGACCGCGCCACGACAATGTGGCTTTTGGTCGGGTGGCCCGGAGTGCGTTTCGGCTTGTTGTAGCCAGACACGCCAGCGCGCTCTAGGCGCGAGTCTTTTTTCTGAGGCTTCGGCATCACATTGCGGAGTTCATGCCTTGGACGGCGGGAGGAGGACCAGTTTGCGCCTGCTGTTGCATAGCTTGCAACATTGCAGCCATTTCTTGCCCGGCCATGGGCACCACCTTGGACGGCGGGGCGCCGGTCGACACGCCCTTCGGCGCATCCTTGCCAACTCGCGGCTGCAGGCTTTCCGATTGCGCCATGACTGCGGCTTGCCGCTGCATCGACAGGTCTTCAGCAAGGCGCTCAAGTAGCTTGGCGTCAACTAGCTCGACCATATCAGGCGCGTTCATTGCGTTGCCAATCTTGCCGAAGTGGTCCTTCCACGGGTAATCGGGGAAAGCTTGCATCAGCTGCAAGCTATTGAGCAGCATCGTGTGCATCTCCATAGCCCGCTTTTGAGCGAGGCCTTCGGACGCGCGCTCCATGCTGTACGGCTCAATCTCCAGCTCAAGATCCTCAAAGCTGTAGTCTGCGCCTTCGTGCCCGCCGCCTTGGAACACTAGCTCTGTATCCTGCGGCAGCCCAAGTTCCTTCATGGCGTCCATGTCGAGCGGGAACTTGATGCTGTCGTCGTGGTACATGTAAAAGGCCACACGCGTCAGCACGCTAATGACCGCGTCGGTAAAGCTCTGCTTGATAAAGGCAATACGCGTGTTGGCGGCTTCAGAGGCAATGCTGTGTTCCGTTGCGGTGCCAGAGCCCGAGACGCTGCCACGCAGCGCTTCGTCCATGCCCAGGACTCTATCAGCGCGTTGACGGCAGGTAGCAATCCAATTGGCTTGCTGGTCGGTTTGCCCACCCATCACAAACTCTTGCACAAGAGCTTTGCCGTCTTCAAACGGCACCACGGCCACATAATCGTGCTCGACATTTTTGACGAGCTGTGCCGTGCGTGGGTCATTGACGCCGACGATACGCTTGTGCTTGAGCATGCTGTTGCTAGCCGCCTGCACATGATCGTTGAGATCCGTGACTTGAGCCTCGACGGCGGTAAGCGGCGACAGCGGATACACGCGATCAGGCACCTTGTAGGCGCCAAACATCACATAGGGCCCAGAGGGAGGTCCGTAGTACGGACGAGGGTCGCGAACAAACGCAGACGCGTTGTCTTCGTCGTCGCTGCCCAGGGGCTGAGAGCAGCCGAGCGTGTAGATTGTGCCGTGGAAACCAGCCTTAGGCCCAGGGCTGTCATCTAGCTCGACTTCAGGCACATAGATCTCATAGCAGTAGACCTCTTTGCGGTCCGGCGTGCCTTCGTAGCCGTAGCCATGCTTGCGGTTGGGGTCTTCCTGCCTGCCCAAAGACTCGATGGCGTCGAGGTTCCAACCCTGCTCTTCACGGGTGCGGGCTAGCTCCTCCAGATCTTCCTTGTCCATGCGCCACATGTGCCCCATGAAGCGAGCGCTCTCAATGCGCTCGGCCTCAGGGTCCACAAAAAAGCGGCGCGGCGCAATGCGCTCGCAGGCAGGCCAAGCTGGAGTCTCATCAGCCTTGAACGGCGTAGCGTTGGGGCTAGCGTACTTTTTCTTGTGGTCAGGGCGGACTAGGCACACGCCATAACCCAGCAGCATGTCGCTGGCGACTTCAACAAGAAGCTTGCGAAGCTTTGCGTCGCGCGACCAGCGGTTCATCCCGTGTCGCAGGGCTTCAGCTACATCTTGCTGGGTGCCCGGTCGTCGCGACGATACTTGCACGCGCGGGTTGTCGAACACAAGCCTGGGCACCATGAGCGACACATACTCGTAGTAAGTGTTCTCCGGGCTGTATTGCGAGCCATCCGCGCCATCGCTGTTGTAGTACGGCCCGTGATACCGCGCCACTTTGTCTTCGTAGCCTTCAAGGTGTGTGTCGCGGTACGCAATGGCGGAGTCGATCTCTGCCATCAAGGCTTGGGGGGTCGTCTTGAGCATTACTGGTAAACCTCCGCATGCACCTCAGAGTGCCCAAGCAGATCACCAAGGCTGCCCTCGGGGTAATCAGGAATGGAAAACTCCATACTCATGTCGCGGTTCCACATGAACATGGCCGCGTAACGCAGGCAGTCCATTGCGTGATCGCTGCATGTCGGGTCAGGCCGCTCCTTGATGGGTGCCCCGTCACGGCTTTTGGCCCAGACATAGCTCGGGATCTCCTCTTCTAGGCATGTCGGCTTCTTGGCGTCGATACGCGTCTTGTCTTGCAGGAGCTGGCTGCCTCGACAGATGTAGATGCGCGGTCCGTTGTCGACTTTGGACAGGCCCCATCGAACCATGTCAATGCCACTACGAATGGGGTTGCGCGCCTTCCGGGCGATACGGTTGCCGTCACGGCCCCGCGCAGATCCTAGGCGGTCATTGAACACGCGAATGTACTCGGGTTCGCTCGGGTCA